ATCAGCATGGGAGAAACCGAAAACCCAAAAGTTACGAATCCGGATCAATAAACCGGATTCTTTGGGAATTAGCAATCACCACGGGATTGTCACGATCAGAGTTTCAAACGGCCGAAGATGTTTTAACTGTTTTTGAGATTTTAAGGATACGAAATGGCGACTGAGGCGATTACATACGACAAGAATGAATTGCGCGGAATTCTTAAGGCTTTTAAAGCCATGGATGAAAGAGCTGTGCAACAAGCCAAAGGCGTATCAAATGGGTTGGCCACTTATGTGCAATCAAAAATTAAAAGTGCAGCTGGTGGCCGACCAAATAAAGCGGCCAGCCGTGTTGCTGATGGATCGCGTGTAAGCAAATCATCAAAGATTGGCGAATTATCATTTGGCTTTGTATCTCAAAAATTTAGCGGTGGAGGTACAACCCAACAGCTTTGGGGCGGTTACGAATTTGGCTCAAATAAATTCAAGCAATTTCCGGTGTGGTCAGGCCGTGAAGGTCGCGGCTCAAGAGGATACTTTATTTATCCAACCTTGAGAGCTGAGCAACCTCACATTATTGCTCAATGGGAAGCTGCATTTACTAAGATTTTGAAGGAGTGGTGATGGCCGGACAAAGTAGAACGCTCAAGCTCTCTATTCTGGGTGATGTAGATCAGCTCAAAAAAAGTCTTAGCACCGGCTCAACAGAGGTGCAAGGTTTTGGCGATAAAATTGGCAATTTTAGTAAAAAGGCTGGATTGGCATTTGCCGCAGCTGGTGCCGCAGCTGCCGCATATGCTGGCAAATTGCTTGTTGATGGCGTGAAATCTGCCATTGCTGATGAAGCTGCACAAGCTGCATTGGCCACAACTCTTAAGAATGTAACCGGCGCAACCAATGCTCAAATCAAAGCTGTCGAAGATCAAATAACAAAAACATCATTGCTTACAGGCAAAACTGATGATGAATTGAGGCCAAGTTTTGATCGGCTTTTGCGTGCCACAAAAGACATTAGCGCAGCTCAAAAATTGCAATCATTGGCATTGGATGTTTCAGCAAGTGGCACAATTTCATTGCAGGCTGCAACAAACGCATTAGCCAAGGCTCAAGAAGGCAATTTTACCGCATTGGGCAAATTGGGTGCTGGCATTGATGCAAGCATTATTAAATCGAAAGATTTTGATGCTGCCACAGCTGCTTTGGCAAAAACCTTTGAAGGTCAAGCAGCAACGCAAGCCGACACATTTGCAGGCAAAATGCTGAGATTAAATGTGGCATTTGATGAAGCTAAAGAAACTGTTGGATCATATGTGCTTGATGCCATCACACCATTAATAAGCAGCTTTGTAAATAAAGGCATTCCAGCAATTACTGATTTTGCAAACAATTTAGGCAAAACATTGGGACCAGCATTTGCTGCCATTTTTAAAGTAATCCGCGATGATCTACTGCCAATCTTGACCACATGGTGGAGATTCTTATATGAAGAAATTATCCCGGCCATTGGCTCAGTTGTTGGCCCAATCCTTGCTGGACTAAAATCTGCATTCGATAAAATCAAAACAGCACTTTCACAAAATTCAGCTGAATTGCAGCCGTTTTATGATGCGCTCGCTAAAGTGTGGGATTTCATTAAGAAGTACCTGGCTCCACTTTTGGGCGGTACTTTTAAAGTAGCTCTTGAAGTAATTGGCACACTAGTTGGCGGGCTTGTAACAGGTTTTTCAAAGCTTGTTGGTTTTATTACATCCACAGTCACAAAGATGAAAGAATTTGTGAATTTTGTTAAAGATAATCCAGTCACTAGATTCTTTGGTGGTGGAGATGATTCAAAAGGATTGCGGGCCGGCACCGGAGAATTTGATCCAAATTTTGCAGGCGATACAAGTGGTGGATTTACTACTGGAGGCACAACATTTATGCCAACAGCCGATTCGCCTACATTTACAGGCGCACCGCTTGCTGCCTATTCACCAGCCATGCAAGCTGCCATTTTAAGGCGTGAGGAATTGAAGGCCGAGACTGAAAGATTGAGAGTCGCACGCGCCACGGCAGCTGCTGCCCGAACAGCTGCAACTGGTGGGCTTTCAACAGCTGAAAGAATTGTCATCAATGTCAATGCTGCATCAATCATTGATGAGGAAGGTTTTACCCGTGCAGCTACTGATGCATTTAATAATTCTTATTATCGTGGCACCAATGGTGCATCAAATCTGATTGGCATTTGATGAGCATTTTTAATCCTGTTTGGCGAGTCAAAATTGGCGGCATTCAATACACAAATTATGTGTTGGCCAATCTTTCCATTACTAGCGGGCGCACAAACATTTACGAGCAGGCAAATGCCGGATATGTGAGCCTTGAGCTAATCAATTTGGATCAATCCAACATTGACATTGAAATCAATGATTCTGTAACAATTGAATTGCAAGATTCCACAGCTACATTTGTGCCAATCTTTGGCGGCACAGTCGTTGATTTAGGCATTGGCATAGCTGCATCGGGTGCGGTCGGAATTAACCAATCTGTCAGAATTACAGCTGTGGGAGCTTTGGCCAGATTGCCAAAAGCCTTGACCGATGGCGTGCTGACACAGGATTTTGATGGAGATCAGATTCTTACAATCCTCACAGATTTGTTGGTCAATTCATGGAATGAAGTGCCAGCAGCTTTGACATGGGCTACTTATGATCCAACAACTCAATGGCAGGATGCTGAAAACACAGGCTTGGGCGAAATTGACACACCCGGCAGCTATGAATTGGCACAACGATCATCATCAACCATTGATGTTTATTCATTAGTGTCAGCTTTGGCAACATCGGGATTGGGCTACGTTTATGAGGATGCTCAAGGCCGCATCTCCTATGCCTCGGCAGATCATCGCTCAATTTATTTGGCCACAAATGGCTACACCGATGTGTCAGCAGCTCAGGCATTAGCTAATTCATTATTTGTGCAAACTAGAGCTGGTGACATCAGAAACGAAATTGTGCTGAAATACGGCACCAATTCAAATTCCGAGGTCACAGACAGTGATGCCGATTCAATTTTGGCTTATGGCAAACTGGCACAAATTATTACAACAACAGTCAAACATCAGGTTGATGCTGAAGATCAGGCAGCGTTTTATTTAACGCTCAGAGCGTATCCACAGGCTAATTTTAACCAAATCACATTTGAGCTGACAAACTCTGAAATTGACGATGCTGACCGCGATGCTTTAATTGGCATTTTTATGGGGTTGCCGTTGCGCATTACCAATTTGCCACTTAACATGGCCTCCGGCACATATCTTGGATTTGTTGAAGGCTGGTCATGGCGTGCCTCCTACAATTCGGTGTCAGTAACCGCAATAATTTCTCCGCTGTCATTTAGCTTGCAAGCCATGCAATGGGAAGATGTATCAGCGGCAGAAGCTTGGAACACAATTAGCGGAAGCCTAGATTGGGCAACCGCGTTAGTCGTAGCGTAAGGAGAAAACATGAGTAATCCAACAACCCCGTTTTCGTGGCAAATGCCTACGGCAACGGATTTGGTAACAGATTTACCTGCTGATTTTGAAGTTTTTGGGCAAGCTGTTGCAACATCAATGGCCGATTTACTTGGAGGCACATCCGGGCAGATTCTGGCCAAAAATTCAAATACCGACATGGATTTTGTGTGGGTTACAAATGATGTCGGTGACATTACAGCTGTAACGGCTGGAACCGGTATTTCAGGTGGTGGCACATCAGGAGCAATCACAATTACAAATTCAATGGCAACAGAAATTACGGCCAAAGCAGATTTAATTGTGGGTACTGGGAATGCAGCTTTTGACAATTTAGCAGTAGGAGCAAATGGAACAGTTTTAACAGCTGATTCAACAGTTTCTCCAACGGGCTTAAAATGGGCTGCTCCATCGAGTGGTGCTATGACTTTGATTTCAAGCCAAACAATGTCTGCCGTAACATCAAAATCTATGGATTCTATTTTTACAACAACTTATGACAATTACATCATAAACTTTACAATGCTTACTTCGGCCAGCGATAACATTTCTTTTAGATTGCGTGCATCTGGAGCAGATGATACATCATCGGTTTATGATTATGTGGCTATAAGAGGTAGAAACTCAACAACTTTATCCGTTGCAGACACGGCACTTGCTGCTTCATCGTGGCAATTTATGGGATCAGTAGAACCAACTTATTACACGACTTACCAAGTTTTACTAACTGGTCCAAAATTAGCAAGAAACACAAGTTTTCAAGGTCGTGTAGATGCTTTGAGGACTGATTCGTCTTTTGCTTTATTTACTACAAATGGCAATTTTAGAACCTCAACTGCTTTTGACGGCATAAAGATTTACACTAATGGTGGTTCAACTATGACAGGCGAAATTCGCGTTTTCGGATTACAGAATAGTTAAGGATAAAAAATGACAAATTCTAAAGTATTGATAGACATTGATGGCACAATTAGTGAATTGACTGGTAATGAACTAATTGCATATCAAAATCAAATCAAGAAAAATCTTGAAGATGTTGCGATTAAAGAGGCGGAGTTATTAAAAAAAGAAGCTGACAAAACCGCACTACTAGCCAAATTAGGCATTACTTCCGATGAAGCAAAGCTTTTATTGTCGTGACATTTCCACAAGGCACATTGCCTCGTTTGATTCAGGTTGCTCTTGCCGAAGTCGGCACAGCTGAGACTGGAAACAACGAGACAAAGTATGGCAAACACATGAAAGCCGACAAGCTGCCATGGTGTGGGTCATTTCTTAATTGGTGCGCAGATCAAGCTGGTGTGAAAGTTCCAAATGTGGTCAGCACCAAAGCCGGAGCTGAGGCATTTAAGAAAAATAAGCAATGGCACGAAACACCAAAGATTGGTGATTTTGTGTTTTTTGATTTTGTTATTGATGACAAGGTGACAATCAATCACATTGGTTTAGTAATCCGGGCATCGGAAAAACAGATTGTGACTATTGAAGGCAACACATCAGGCGGTGGAAATCAGCGCAATGGCGGAGAAGTCATGGTGAAATCAAGAACTTTGGGAGCAAGGTCATTTGTTGTTGGCTACGGCCGACCAACTTATGGCGCGTTTTCGGGTGATTTGCCCGACCGACCAAAAGGAGAAAAATAATGGATCAAGCAAAAGCAATGCTGGCATCATGGGCTAGAAGCTCTGTGGCCGGTGCGTTGGCCGTCTATATGACAGGCAATACCAATCCAAAGGATTTAGCTTTGGGCTTAGTGGCTGGACTCGTTCCCGTACTTGCTCGATGGGCTAACCCAAATGATGTGGCATTTGGTAACAAGAAGTGACTCGAAAACTGCTCGCAGCAGTATTGATTTGCTTAGGTTTATCAATACTGACTGCTTGTGGTTATCAAGGATGGACACGATATGAATGCCAAGAATTCAAGAATTGGGAAAA